GTCCAATGACGGTTCATCCTTAGCGTCTAACTTCTTAAGACTTGAGAGTACTGTCATGGCAGATGGCGATAAGCCAGACCTCGTCATCATTGACTACATTCAGCAGTACCAAACAGGCACTCCAGACATTGATAAGCAGGAGTACACACGAGTGTCTCAAGTTGCAACGAACCTTCAAATGCTTGCTTTTGATACGCAAATTCCTTTCCTTGTGCTCTCAAGTCTTAAGAAGTTAGACGCTAAGGATGAACCGTCATTGGACTGGTTCCGTGGCTCTGGAGTAGTTGGTTATGCGTCCTGGGCAGCGTTGATACTCACTAAAGGTGAGATTGATACTCCTCAATTCAAAGAGGTAGCACTGCACACAGTTAAAAACAAAGCAGGTAGAACTGGCATTTTAGTGCCCGCAAAGTTAAAGGGTGCATATTCAACATTTATTCAGAATGGAGGTGTTTCTATTGCCTAAGCAGGTCAAATATCTTCTATGCCCATTCACAGGCTCTGAGTGCGCTTCTGCGTGTGCCTTGGCTGGAGTTATTGACGATAAGAGAGTTTGCGCCTTAGCGTGTCTCTCAGATAGCGATAAAGCGATTTTTGAGCGAAACGCACACGCTCCAAATGTATCGGAGCGAGAACTGGAAAAGATGGCATTGAGAGAGCGAGCAGAAATGACTCGCTTTCTTTATGAGAAAGGAGAGCTTAAGTGAACGGATTCAGACGCAGCTATGAAGAACTAGATCACTCCCCCTTCACAGCTAAAGAGATTGCAATTATTGAGCGAGAAGTTCCCAAGCATGGACCCACATGGTCAGGCTTCAAGCGTCTTATGCCTAACCGCTCAATTACTGACATCAAGGTGTTTGCAAGACAACGTGGACTCAAGAGCGCAACAAGTCTCACACGCTCTCACAGAATCTGGAGCGAGAAGGAAGACGCACTCATTGTTGCAATTCTAGAGACGCTCTCAAAGAAGCTCCAACGTGAGCCACAGATGGTTTGCAATCATGCGTGCAGACTCTTTACACAAAGGGAGAAGCTCAATGAGCAAGCGTAAGAGTAGAGATGAAATAAATGTTTCATCTCTTTCATCATCTAAGAAAAGAGGGAGACGAACGTACCAGTCCTGGACTTGGTCAGAGCTTGAGACGCTCTGGCGCAATCCTTCTATGACTGCCAAAGAACTCCACGAGCTTATTCCCACGCATTCTGTGCAAGCAATCACTATGGTGCGCCACCGCTACGGAAGATATCGCACAGAGGGCATTGTGCCTTTGTGCCAGAAGTGTGGGCAGCATCCAGTGTGGGTTGATGCAGAGGATGCGAAGCGTTGGGGGCTTTGCAAGGAGTGTGCGCTTGATGAGCGTGAGTACTTGAGAAAGCACACGCAAGAGCTTGAGCGCAAGCAGAATTTGGAGCGTCAGCTTGCCTTTAAGATGAAGAGGAAGAAGGAGCGAAAAGCAAAGGTCAAAGGCATTGAAGACGCAACCACTCACAAACGCAAACCATGAGAAGTATGTGCTCGCACGAGTTGCTGGCAAGAGCCAACGACAAGCAATGCTGGAAGCTTATCCGCACCGTTCAAAATGGAAAGAAGCAAGTGTTGATATTGCTGCTTGCAAGCTTGAGAGCGATACAAAGGTTAAACAAAGGCTTCAAGACCTCCAAGAACGCGCTTCAAAGAAAGTAACTATCACCCGCGCTCAAGTACTCAATGGCATGGGTAAAACGTTCGCAATGGCGCAGGAGTCCATTGCTGATTCAGGCGTGAATCAGACTGCAGTCACTGCTATCTCAAGCATTGGCAGGACTCTCTTAGACGCAATTCCAGAAGATGTGGAAGAAGAAGAGAAGCCATTCGTGGCAGACTTCGCCCTCCTTTTAGCACCACCGTTTCTCTCCTTGCATCGTGCAATCGCACAGGACGCAGGAGGCGAATGGTGGCTAAGGGGAGGGCGTTTTTCTTTGAAGAGTTCCACCGTCTCTCTAGAGATCATGCAAGGACTCATGGAGCACAAGGACCGCTCTGCTTTCATCATGCCTAAGATTGGCAAAGACATTGGAGACGGTGTCTTTGAGCAGATGCTCTGGGCGATTGACAAGCTGAACATCCGCGATGAATGGAGAGCTTCTAAGAGCCCGTACAAGCTCACGCGCCCCGCAACAGGTCAAGTCATTACCTTCCGTGGTGGCGACCATACACAGAAGACAAAGGCAATCAAAGCACCGAATGGAACGTACTACGCCTATCAGTGGTTCTCTGAGGTAGACCAGTTCAATGGCTGGGGAGAACTCAGAACGGTTATGCAGTCTGTCACTCGTGACGCTCCAGAAGGCTCTGTATACTTCCGCTTCTTTGACCACAACCCACCACGCTCTCGCGATGCTTGGGTAAATGAGCACGTCTCTACCATGCTCTCAACACACCCGGAGCGCGTCATTGAGTCAAGCTACTTGGATGTTCCTCATGAGTGGATACCAGAGCAGGTCAGAAAAGACGCTGAAGCACTTAAGGAGCTTGACGAAGAAGCATATCGCCATGAGTGGTTGGGAGAGCAGGTTGGCTTTGGCTCTGAGGTCTTTACCCGTGTTGAGGTGAGAGACATCACGCACGAGGAGCGCAAAGAGCTGGAGTATCACTATTACGGCGTTGACTGGGGCTTCTCACAGGATCCATTTGCTTGGGTGAAGATTGCCTACGACACAAAGACTCGCACACTCTACATCCTGGACGAGTTTGTAAAGTGTGGACTTTCAAACCAAGATACCGCTGAGCTTGTAAGCGAGAAGCTGGGCAACGCGCTCAAAGACGGCGAAGACATCATTGAAGACGCTGAGCCATATGCAACAGTATGGTGCGACTTAGCAGAGCCAAAAAGTATTGCTGACTTCAAAGCTAATGGCATTAACGCCCGCGGTGCACTCAAGACGGGCGCGCACAACGTCCACAACTCAATCAAGTGGTTGCAGTACCGCACAAAGATTGTGATTGATTCCAGCTGCACAACTGCAGCCCGTGAGTTCAGCAATTACTCATATGTGATGACAAAGGACAACCAGCTCACAGGGCAGTTGCCAGACGCTGACAACCACACTATCGACGCTGTGCGTTATGCGTGTATGACGCTTATCAATGACAGAAGCTTGACGTAAGAGAAGGGGTCTCACCTTGTCGAAGATTACTATCCAAAAGCCAGAATGGGCACTCAGATACCTGAAGAAGCGTAAGTTTACGCCTGACACCTCAATGGATAAGTTCCAGCAGCTGTGGTGGGGCTGGTTCACGCATGATAATGAGTACTACAAGCAGCCTTACATCATCAACAATGGTGCTGACTCATATGACAGGCTCTCTATTAGTCCAGCTTCAATGGTTGCAAGTGAGATTCCAAGCCTGATCATGAACGAAGGTACAATACTTTCAAGCTCTGAAGACGTAGTAAATGACTGGCTAGAGCGCACTATCCCTAACTTTGTAGACGAGCAAGCAGAGTTTATCAGCACTGTCTTTGCCCTTGGTGTTGGCGCATGGGTAGCTAACTTCCAAGGCTATGAGGGCAACGTCTCAACCAGCATTGACTCTATGAAAGCATGGCAGATTATCCCGCTTCTTGGTGATGGTTGTGCATTTATTTCAAAGGTAACTGTTAACTCTAAGATGTATGACCAGCTGCAGCTTAGATACTTCAATCAAGAGACACAGTCACATGTAATCGAGACGCTTCTCTTTAACTCGCAGAACCGCATTAACCCTGTTGAGGTTGAAGGCATTACTGGCTTTGTCGATACCAAGCAGCCACTGCCAACCTACGCGCTTGTTAAGCCAGCCAAGTACAACGCTCATGACGAGCTCACACCGCTAGGAGCGTCAGTCATTGAGGATATCTGCGACTCCTGCAGGCTGGTAGACGAAGCATTTAACCAGATGTATTGGCAGGTAAGGGTTTCTCTGCCAAAGATGGTTGTAGATGAGCAAGCCATTGTGCGTGATAGCAAAGGCAATGCTAAGTTTGTCAATACTATGGACCAGATTATGTTTGCACCAATCTCTGCTGGCATTAGCGCAGAGTCTCCTATGACCGTCTACAACCCTGATACGCACATTGATGACATGGTTACCGCATTCAACAATGCTCTTGCTGTCCTGGGCTTTAGAACTGGCTTTGGTGCTGGGTATTGGTCATTTACACTAGGACAAGGACTCAAGACGGCAACAGAGGTTGTCAGCACTAATGCAACGCTTATCAGAACCATCAGAAAGCATGAGCACTCTATTGAGAACTCGGTAAGAGACCTTGTCCAGGGCGCGTTCGCTGCAGAGTGCGCCATGAATGGTTACAGAGTAGATGAGCCTGTGCCGGTTGACATTCTGTGGGATGACTCGGTTATCTCAGACGATAAGGCAGACCGTGACATGATGAAAGATGACATTTCACGTGGTCTCTGTCCTAAGTGGAAGTACCTCGTCAAGTACCAAGGCATGAGTGAGGAAGACGCAAAGGCATTTACCAGCGAGACTGGCGGAGTGGCACTTGACGCAGATCTTGGTGAATAGGCATGAAACCGACTGAAGAAATCGCTGTGCGTCTCGTAGGGGGCGCACAGTCTGCTTATGTACAGGAACTCTCATACTTCTTTCTGAACCTGCTTGATGAGGTAGTACGCACCAATGGTGCAGTTATTAGAGGTCGAGAGATTGCGGACTTTGAGCGTCTCTCTAGGCTCTCTCGCGAAGAAGCTCTAGCGATCTACTACAAGTACCGCCCCGCCATTGACAAGCAAACACGTGAGGTTCTAAAGACTGCACTCAAAAAGACTGATGACGCACTTGTTGGGCAGTTTGTACGAGCGATGGGCTCACGCCGTCATATGACTAATCTTGCAACTATCATCGCTGCTCAGACGGCGCAAGGTATGAATGAGGTCTTAGAGCGTCAAAACATTGCTCTTGCTAAAGACCAAGCAGCGCTGTGGTATGACGTAACCGCTGAAGCAATCGCCCGTCATCAAGCGGGAGAACCAACACGAGTAGTTATGGAGCGTGGAGTTACACGACTTGCCAACTCTGGACTAGAGACGATTGACTACATCAGTGGCACTAATACAACGATTGATGCAGCTCTAAGACGCCACATTGTCTCCCAGGCTAACCAAGCAAGAAACCGCCTTCTTATGCAGCGTATGGATGAGTGGGAATGGGACTTGGTCTTTGTGGACGCTCACTTTGGAGCACGTCCAAGCCATGCAGAATGGCAAGGCAAAGTGTATTCCAGGAGTGGCAGGAGCACTGAGTATCCTTCTCTTGTTGAGTCAACCGGGTATGGCACGGTAACAGGTCTCTGTGGAGCTAACTGCTACCACTACATGACACCTTATGTTCCTGGATACTCCGAGCTGCCAGACATGGACTACTCAGAGCAAGAGCGCATCACAGGTATGACCAGTGACGAGTACTACGCAGCCACGCAGAAACAGCGCAGATATGAGCGTCTCATTAGAGCTCAGAAAAGAGAGATCTCTTACCTTCAAGAAGTGAGAGCAGATGCGGTAAAGCAGCGCATTAGACTTGGCGAGCTTCAAGACAAGCTGCGTCAGTTCACGCATGACAATCATCTTCGCCGTGATTATGAGCGTGAGCGTGCCTGGGCAGTTAGCAAGCAGCCTAGGGCATTGAGTGCATTGTCAGCATCAAGTGGACAAAGGAAAGAAAAGGGTAAAAAATATAAAGCCATTAAAAGAGCAGTTCAATCTAAAGACGCAATATTCTTTTCAACAAAAAGCTCATATGACAATCTTCTTAGAAACTCAACAAGGATAATTAGTCATCGCTTAAATGGAGAGCGTTATGTAATTGGAGCGCATGGAACACCGCACTCAATCCAAATTTATGAGATTAGTAATATTGATGCTGAAATGCTTGCAAAAATTATTAAAAACAGGAAGGACCATAACGGTGAGCCCATCCAGCTTATGTGCTGTTCAACTGGCAATAATTATGATGGGACTTGTTTCGCCCAAGAATTAGCAAATTTAACTAAAGTTGATGTATATGCGCCACCATCTGATATATATATTGAAACTACTGGTAGATATTATATCCTCTCAGAAAGTGGTACACTATACGGAGAAAATGCCTTAGTTAAATTTTCACCTAGAACGGAGGGCTAAATGGATGCTAAAGAAGTGAAAAAGATTTGCGATTTTCTCTCATCTTTACCAATAGATGCAGTTACTTCCGCTTATCTTATTGACCCTCTCTCAAATGCAACAATACAGCAAGGTTTTGCTGCACATCATATTGGTGATAAGGTAGTAACCGACCAAGATATTTTGTACTATCGAGCTGGCATAAAGCAGATACCTGACTTTGCTCTTGAATATGCCAAGCTACATATGAAATAACTCTTAACCCCGCCACAAGCGGGGTTTTCTTTTAGCTGTTAACATTCACAGACAATTCTTTCAGCGCAGGAAAAGGACCTGCGATTGACTGAAAGGATTTGGTCTATGCATCGTAATGGATCTCCTGCACCAGACGAGGTCACAGAGGAAAAGAAAGACTCTGACACCCAAGACTCTACGCAGGATAACCAGTCCCAAGACCAAGTAGCAGAAGAGGAAGCGTCTTCCCAGGACTCTGCTGCAAGCGAGGACACAAGTACAAACGTCAATACCCACAAGCTAGAGCGTGACTTGGCAAATCGTGAGAAGCGCATTAAGGAGCTGGAAGCAGAGCTCGCAGAGTCCAAGAAGTCTATGGCTTCTTCTGATGAGCGTATTTCAGCTATTGAGAAGCAGCTCAAAGACTCACAGGAAGCCAAGGAGAAGGCAGAAGTTGAAGCAAAGCTTACTTCTGCTGGCTGCATTGACTTAGAGCTTGGTAGAGCTGCTCTGGCTGCTCTAGAGGGTGACGTTGCCAAGCTGAAAGAAGCTAAGCCTTATCTCTTCCAGTCTGAGCCAAAGAGCTTAAACACTACCGGCAAGCCCGCTGGCAGCTCTTCTGGCATTGCTCGCAACATTAAGGAAGGACTTGGACACTAATGATTAATCTCGCTACCCTTGCAACCAACTCTGGCGATAAGCTCACACAGGGCTTTATCAATGAGCTTGTCACTGACAACTATCTGCTCGGTGCGCTCACCTTTGACAACTGCATGAATGCTTCTGGCACTTCTGATTTGGTCTACGGCTATAAGCGCGTTAAGACCCCATCTTCTGCTGCATTCCGTGCTCTTGGTGCTGAGCCTGTCGCATCTGAGCCAACTGTTGAGAAGAAGACCACTACCCTTGGTATTCTCGGCTCTACGTTCCAGATGGATCGTGTTGCCAAGGCTGCTGCAGATGACCTCTACGAGATGTATCTGGAGCAGGCTAAGGACGCAGTCTCCCGCAAGTTCAACGCAAGCATCTTTGCTCCTACCAAGGACGCAAACGGCTTTGACGGTCTTGCAGCTGCTCTGAAGACTACTTCCACTGAGATGACCTCTAAGACTGATGTCAAGGTCACCACTAAGGAAGCTGCTCTTGCTTACCTTGAGGAACTTGACACCATGCTTTCTAATCTCATGCGCACTCCTGACGTGCTCATGATGAACGCAGCTCAGTACACCAAGCTGAACGCACTACTTCGTGTTGTTGGTCTTGGCACTGAGTCCAAGGAGACCGCTGGCAACGTCGTTAAGGCTTACAACGGCATTGCAATCCATGAGGTTCGTGACGGTTCTATCACCGATGGTTCTATCTATGCTGCCTGCCTTGGCATGGACGGCTTCCACGGTATCACCCTCAAGGGTGATAACGCATTCACCGTTGCACTTCCTGACTGGACCACTCCAGGTGCTGTCAAGAGCGTTGATGTTGAGTTCGTTTGTGGTGTTGCTCTGAAGGCAACTAAGGCTGCTGGTGTCTTGAAGCCTAAGGCTGCTTAATGGCAACCCCAAGCCTTACATACGACTTCTACCGCAACACGTATAAAGGCTCTCTTGGCGAGGGTGAGCTAGACGCTCCCCTCGTCAAGGCTCAAGCACTGCTTGTCTCGATGACTGGTGAAGAGGTTCCTGAGAAGTACAGCGAGAAGTGGCTTCTTGCCCTCTGCGCTCTATGCGACAGAGTAGCTGGCAAAGATACACGTGGAATGGTTAAGAGCGAGAGCGTTGGTAGTGTGTCCTACACCTACACAGACGCTCAAGCAAGCGTCTCTGACCTCTCCTGCGTATATCCCTTCTTAGTTGGCACAGGTCTGCTTTGGAGGGGTATCCAATGATTGCCTGGGATACTGTCACCGTCTGGCACAAGCAGGATAAGGGGTTCACGCGATCTATCTATCAAGGCGTACACGTTGAAGAGAAGCTCGCCAATACCGCTTCAACCGTAGGACCACAAAACGCCAACGTGCTTAAGGTGTGGTTCTTCAGAGACCTGGGTCTCAAGGCTGGTGACTTCGTTATTCGTGGCATCAGCTCCGAGGAGAAGCCAGTATCAGAAGCGCGTATGGTGCGCTCTGTAAACCCTTATTCCACTCACCACGAGACACATCATGTGGAGGTAGAAGCCAGATGAGAATGCGTGTGGTTGACGTTGATGTTGAGCGTTGCAAAGACAAGGTGTCAAACGCTGTAGAAGCTGCCCTTGGAATTGTTGCTGAAAACGTACTAGCTGACTGTAAGACTTACGTTCCTTATGACTCAGGAGCCCTTCAAGGCTCTGGCACTACTCGTCAGACTGGCAGTGCTGCTTATGTTGAATGGGGCGGTGGCAAAGCAGCGGAATATGCACGTATTCAGTACTACTCAACGCACAACCACAACACGCTTCAGAATGCCCTGCACGCTCCTAATGCCTGTGATCACTGGTATGACCGTTGCGCAGGTGTTAGAGGTAATGCATGGCAGCAAATGTTCGCAAAAGTTCTTGGAGAGAAAGTTGGAGGGGCATGGTAGACATCGCTCAAAGCGTTACTGACTGGCTAAAAGACATTCTCACAGGTATTCCTGTTGAATATGGTCAGTTCCCTAATGGTACTGGAGCTGCTC